GTTTGAGGTTGTACACGTCCGAATAGCGCAGCCCGCTGAAACAGCAGAACAGAAAGACGTCCCTTACCCGTTCGAGATATTGCTTGGTCAGGGGTATCTTGTAGTCTTTCAGCTTGTTCAGTTCTTCCCATGTGAGGAATATCACCTTCTTTTGGACGCTTTTCAGCTTCGGGTTGAAGCTCTCGTAGGCGTTGTTCATGCAGTACCCCTTCTTGGTGCACCACCGCAGGAACCATTTCAGGTAGGCTATCTGCTTCATGGTGGACGTGTTGCGCAAGCCTTCCACGTCCTTGAGGAAATTCACATAGCTTGTCAGCTTGGGTTCGTCCAGTGTCTCGAAGGTCAGTTCCTTGTCGAACTTCTCAAGGTGTTTCCTCACTGCGGCGAACTTCTCATAAGTGGCGTCAGACCAGCCGTTCTGCGTCCCGCACTCCTTGATGAACTCCCCGAACACCTCCATAGGTGCGAACGTCAGGGGCTTCTGCTGTTCCTCCTCCCTCTTTTCGCTATGCAGGTTGTTGAAAGCCTCCTTCACTTGTGCGGTGGTAGGCATAGTTCCCTGAACCTCGAACGCCTTGAAGATGTTCTGTATTTCCGTATAGTAGCGCAGCAGGTCGGTGTTGATTTCGGATGCGCTCTGTTTCAGTTTGTTGGTGCAGCCCGGCTTTACACGCTGCTTGTCGGCGTCCCATTTGGCTGCGTCGATGCGGTAGCCCGTTGTAAACTCAATGCGCTGGCTGGCAAATATCACACGCATACGGATAGGCACATTCTCCACGATTGGTACGCCGTTCTTCTTCCGGCTTTCCAAAGAAAAGATGATGTTTCTCTTGATATTCATATTCGGGTGTAATTAAATTAGCACCCAAATATACACCCAATTATTAAGATAGCAAAAGATTTTGAATGATATTTTACGATATAAATCAATCGTAATAAGCTGTTTATTAGTAGATAGTTACGATATTATGATGTTTTGTAAAATTGTAGGTTAAAGTACCGTACGCACCGCTTTCTTATGAAACAAAATAAAGAAAAGTCCTGAAGTACAATGCTTTAGGACTTTTCTTTTTATCCAATACCCCCCACCCAAAAGCAGCGGAATAGCGTAGTTGGCACTGGCTTATCTGTTGGACTTTCCGGGGAAAAATTCAACGATTAAGATTTGTTTTCGCTGATTCTCAATATTCTGCATAGTCTGATTTGGAACAATACGATTTAACTTTGTACCACTAAAAATGCAAGAAGTATGGGAATTGAAAAAAGACGTAGTACACTCTGTGTGTTGTTTTACATCAAGCGGCAGAAGCTGCTGAAAAACGGGGAGGCTCCCGTCTGTATGCGTATCACCGTTGATAAGCGGAAAGCGGAGATTGTGATCAAGCGCAGTGTGCCGGTAGAAAACGAGGAGCGTATAACAGATCGTAATGTAGCCTTTGAAATGCATTGTGGATTGAACCTGGTGAACGCGATGGTGCACGGAAGAGATAAAAAGGTAGGAAGCTATGCGCTTTTTCCGGCTCTTCTGTTTGAAAACAGGCAGATAAAAGTGAGGCAGGAGGCGGTGATCAATATCATAGAAGAGGCAATAAGAAATGATTATAATATCTGCCTTATGAAAGTGAACCGGCACACGAATGAAGTGGTAGGAGAAGGGGAAATGGTGCTGATACATGAATGATAATGAAACCGGATTGAAAAAATAATCTTTATTCATTAGTACAAGAATAGGATTAAAATAAAATCATTAATAAAAAATAGATTGTGTATGACATAGAAAAGGACTTGAAAAATAATGAAATCATTGAGCTGATGAAATGGAAAAAAACGGATTCCACAAAGATAAAACGGGCTATGTATGAATGAGCATGCTATTTCCATTCAACTTGGTCGTGACTTAAACTAGATGGATTGCATAGTTTGCGGTATGGATAAAAGTGAGACAGGTCAGAGTGAAGTAATGCTGAACATGAAAAATAATCGCTCATTAATAAATGTTTTATGCAGATTTGTGCCGACAAGCGAAATTTTTTATCTATTTTTGTATGTCTATTTTTGAATGCTATGATACAGGTAATACAATTAAAAGGAAAAGACAAACATTTATATCAGCTTTTGGCGCCTCTAGTAATGGATCCGGATGTAATACGTGCAAATAATAACTATCCGTTCAAAACAAACGAGGATTTCGTTTGGTACATTGCGATTGACAATAGAGAAGTGGTGGGTTTCGTTCCGATTGAACAAAAAAGCGGAAAGAAGGCTGTCATTAATAATTATTATGTAGCTGCAGTGGACGAGCAAAGAAAAGATATCTTGTCGCTTCTGCTATCTTCTATAGTCACGGCATTCATACCTGAAGGGTGGACGCTTGATTCTGTCACGCTGATACAGGATCAGGAAACTTTTGAGAAATTCGAGTTTACGTCTATGGACAAAAAGTGGACACGCTATGTAAAAATGAACAGATGAATTATGGGAAAAAAAACAATCACAGGAACAAAAAATGTATATGAATTAGCACAAGAACGACTGAAAGTAATATTTAACGAGTTTGATAATATTTATGTATCTTTCTCGGGAGGGAAAGATAGTGGGGTACTGCTCAATATGTGTATCGACTATATCAGGCGGAATAATCTGAAAATACGTTTGGGGGTATTTCACATGGATTATGAAATCCAATACAAGATGACCATCGACTATGTGGACAGAATACTGGAAGCAAATAAAGACATTGTGGATGTATACCGGGTATGCGTTCCTTTCCGGGTATCTACCTGTACGTCCATGTACCAGTCTTTCTGGCGACCTTGGGAAGATAATAAAAAGGATATATGGGTGCGCTCCATGCCTAAAAAGGCTATGAAGAAAGAGGATTTCCCTTTTTACAATACTACCATGTGGGATTATGAATTCCAGATGCGCTTTGCACAATGGATACATCAGAAGAAGGATGCGGTGCGCACTTGCTGCCTGATCGGTATCCGTACACAGGAAAGCTTTAACCGCTGGCGCTGTATCTACATGAGCCGTAAATTTCAAATGTATCATAAATATAAATGGACCTCAAAGGTGGGAAATGACATCTACAATGCATATCCCATTTTTGACTGGAAAACGACGGATGTATGGACGGCGAACGGGAAATTCCAATGGGACTATAACATCCTGTATGACCTTTATTATCGTGCGGGAGTGAACCTGGAACGTCAGCGGGTGGCGAGCCCGTTCATTAATGAAGCACAGGAGAGTCTGGCCCTCTATCGGGTACTCGACCCCAACACATGGGGAAAGATGATAGGAAGGGTGAATGGAGTGAACTTCACCGGTATGTACGGCGGCACACATGCGATGGGCTGGCAGTCGGTGAAACTGCCCGAAGGCTATACCTGGCGCGAGTTCATGTATTTCCTGTTGTCTACCTTGCCGGAACGGGCACGCAAGAATTATCTGCGAAAACTGTCTGTCAGCGTACATTTCTGGCGGACTAAAGGTGGATGTCTGAGCGATGCAACCATCCAAAAATTAATTGATGCCAAAGTGCCGATTATCGTGATGGATAACAGTAACTATAAAACGTATAAGAAACCTGTACGCATGGAGTATCAGGATGATATTGATATTCCGGAGTTCAGGGAGATACCTACTTACAAGCGTATGTGTGTTTGTATCCTCAAGAATGATCATGCCTGCAAATACATGGGATTCTCGCCGACAAAGGAAGAGATGAGTAAAAGAAGTCAAGTAATGGAACAATATAGAATTATAGTATCATGAGTGTAGATAAAAGCCCGGTCTACGAGGTAAAAGCAGTACCTGTAGAAAAAGTGTATGCGAACGATTACAATCCGAATGTCGTAGCTCCGCCCGAAATGAAGTTGCTGGAACTTTCGATTTGGGAGGACGGCTTTACGATGCCTTGTGTGTGTTATTATAATAAAGAGGAAGACAACTATATCCTGGTGGATGGTTATCACCGGTATACGGTGCTGAAAACCTCGAAACGTATTTATAAACGTGAAAACGGTTTGCTTCCGATTGTGGTGATCGACAAGGATTTGTCGAACCGAATGAGTTCCACTATCCGGCATAACCGTGCCCGTGGAATGCATAATATCGAACTGATGTGTAATATTGTGGCAGAACTGGACAGAGCCGGAATGTCTGATCAGTGGATCATGAAGAACATTGGTATGGACCGGGATGAACTGTTGCGTCTGAAGCAGATTTCGGGACTTGCGGATCTATTTGCCAATCGGGAGTTCAGTATCCCGGATGAGGTGGCACCTACGGAGATGGAACGGAAAACGCTGTAGACGTTATCAACTCAGAATAAAGCTTGAAAAGGCCCTTGGATGATTTCATTCAGGGGCCTTTTTTAATATGGATTTTATTTATAATAATTCACTTCAAAAGTTTCGAATGCCGTAACTTTTGGATTTTTTATATTCGAATAATGCAAAATAAAGATTTGATCCTTATTGCCTTTCATTATTCGTAAGCGCATTGGAGTTCTCCTGCATTTTTAGTCTTTTATTTAAACTTTCATTGTCAGTATGAGAAATGGATGAAATTCCTTATCTCATGCAATATACCGACATTTGCAATATCTGATTAAAACGTTTTTTGCGTGTCTAATAAATACAACTATTTAATGAGAGAGATTAAACATAACATATACAATAGAGGGCCGATTATTTTCCTGTTATTGCTGATTATTTCATCTTGTATAGATGAGACTTTCATTGATAACGATGATAAGATTAAAAGCTCATATATATCCATCAGAGGGATTGGAGCCAAGGTTGGTATACATCCGGGAACAACTCCTGATGATTATGTTATTGAAACTCTCCGTATTCTGGCTTTTGATAAGGTTACTGAAAACTGTGTGTCTAACGTTCGCTATAATGCTGCGAATGGTGATATTATACAACATCCTATTAATCCGGATAGTTATGATTTTGTTTTTTTGGCGAATGAACCGGCGAATACACTTATTATAGATCAGTTGGATGGAATAACTAAATATGAAGATTTAAACGATATTGCATATCCGGAGAGATATTTTTCGTCTGATTTGATTATTCCAATGATACAGGAAATTAAGAATATAACTGTATTGCCCAATGGTCAGGGAGCTCAGGTAAATGGTGGCGCGGTTGTTAATGTGCTGCAATTGGGACTTGACAGGTTAGCCGTCCGCTTGGATGTTGTGTTGGAGGCTGAAGATAATCTGGAAGCTACCTTTACTGGAATTATATTGGAAAATATTCCCAATGCGGTGCCACTTACGAATAATTATACAGGTGAAGTGGAAAGGAATGTAACACGTACTTTTACTAAAGCAGCTGATGCCGGTTATTTTTCGGACGAGACTCCAACTGCTTCGGACAGATCATGGGCAAAAGGAGTGAATCGAATTATTCTGCCTGCCAATGAGTTGAAGACAGTGGGAGATGCGAGTAAAGCAGTGACTCTTATAGTAGGCATGGGGAATAACTATAGTCCCTCCACTCAATTGAAGACCGCTAGTGATCCGACAGTGAGTTATAGTCTTCCGATAAATACAAAACTTGATTTTCTTGGTATCATCAAAGAGCCCTTGGAAGTGAATATTAAGGCATCAGAATGGGATAAGATTGGAGAAGACTGGGAGATTTCCGGTACCAGAGTCTTGAATGTGTCTGATATTGAGGTTAATATAACAGACTTCAATGGAGCACGAATTGCATTTTGGTCAAATATGCCGGTTGTGAGAGTGTTGGATGTGGTATATGATGAGAATGGTGCTGAAAAAGTGACGAATAATATATTTAATGCCTTGTCTTCTCAAAACTATGCTCCTAACGATGACTTCAGAATCAGGTATGATGCGAAAACAGGACTGGGATATATGGATATTGTGTTGGATCGGCCTAATACCGATGATAATGTGGCAGGTGATAAAACATATACTCTTACTTTATCAGCTTCAGAAGATCATGCGGGGACCAATGCCCTCCAAAGGAAAATTATTGTGCATGTAAAGCAGGAAGGTGTACGATATGTCTTTGAGAAAAATGCTTCTGACAATTTGTGGTCTACTCCTTATGTAGGAGCTTTTTGGGATGATAATGAAGTCGGAGAGAGAGTGATCAAGGGTATAAGATGGGACTATTGGTGGAATTGGACGGTAACAGTGCCTGATGAATACAGGGATTTTATTGTCATAAGTGCCAGCCCGAGTTTTGACCCGAATATTGGTACGGATAATCCAGGGGACGCTGAAGATTATCCGGTTGTTCCTAATGCTTTTAGATTTGAAACAGGGAGCTCTGTAGCAGGGAAAGGACGTGTTTATTTCAGAATAGGATTGAAAAGTAAAAATACAACAGGAAGCCCTAGATATGGTTTTGTGAATGTTCATTACGAAAAGTCTGAAAACAATGTAGTAACGTCTTATGATACTAAATTATTTGTTCGTCAGGGAGGCGATCCGGATTATCTGATGCGGAGTGGGAGTATAAGAGGTGCTTCTGATTATGGAGCTAAATTCTCGCCGTATAACTTGACGATGAAAGCGTTTAAGGATACTCCGGGTACCACAGTTCAGTATCAGGCTATAAATTATAGTAATCTAGCAGGTGAAGTTGATTTTGTAAAGTATCCTACCCAGGCCGGGGCGCATTTTCAGTGGGCACTGCCCATTGCGAATGTAGCTAAGGGACTCCGAGGATATCATCCTACGAATGTGAATATGGGAAGTGCCCCTTGGGCTATAACAGGGTGGCCGATAGAACGTATCAATGGTGTGAACCTTTTTTGGAATCCTTCGACGGGAACTATCCTGAAGAATTATTATGAAATATGTCCTCCCGGGTATGTTCGTCCCACTGATGGACCGGAGGATCGGATTGCAGTGAATAGTTATAATTACGATCAGGTTTATATGTCGGACTGGAGAATGTCTTTATTTGCCGATCCTATGCGGGGAGATGCGGCTTCCAATACGGTAGATAGTCCATATCCGACTAATGGGACATATAAACCGGAATTATATACTCCTGTGCCGCTTTCTGAAGTTATGTATGGATTTTATGCTGATGGTTTCTTTGACAGACGTCCGATCAAGGAGAAAACGATGGTTGATGGCACAACTAGAGGAGAAGGAACATTAGGTTATACTAAATATAGAGGTGTCAGTTTGGACAACGCTGATGCGGCTTATGGTGGTGTGTTAGTATATAACAGTAATACTAGTGCTTCTATCTTCTTTCCGGCTGCGGGAAGAAGATGGCATCTGGATGGTAGTTTGGAATATGCCGGCCAAACGGGATATTATTGGGCTTCCTCTGTTGCACCGGGGTGGACTAAGGTAGTTAGTGGCAATGAAACCGGAGCACCTTATGGAAATATATGGACGATGCAACTTAATTATGCAGAGCCACGCCCGATATCTACAGGACATGTATTTGGGTATTCAATACGATGTGTGAAGAAATGAGGAAAATAGTAATACATATAAATAAACTGTTCTATCTGCTCTTGCTACTGTTGATATCAAGCTGCGAGCATGATATCAATAGTACAGAGCAGCAAGGCGGAGGGAATGATTCGGATGATAAAGTACAGATTGAAATTTTTACTCGTGCTCATTCATACGATCTTCCATCGACGAGGGCTGCTGAAAATGATATCAGCATGACACCTTGGGTGCTTGTGTTTAAGGGAAATGGAGGAAGTGCCACCTTTGTAGAGGCAGTGCAAGCTTTCGAAATGGTAGGAAAAAGATATGTAATATTGACCAAACAAAGTAGTAAATGTCAGTTGCTAATTTTGGCAAATACTCAGAGTAAGTTTTATTATAATAATGATAATGCTAATGGATATGTATTTAATGAGACGAATCTTAATACAAGATTGAGTGGTGTAACGCTGGCGGATGCATGCTCAAAGTTGTTGACTGAACCATTAGCAAGTCCTTCGCTTACAATAATTCCATATAGCGGAACTGGTGAAATAATTCCGATGAGTGCTGTGCTGGAAGTAAATAAGATAGATAATGATACTAAAATACAGAATTCAGATCCGTCTAAGGGGGCATTGTTACTCACTCGTGCAGTAGCTAGAATAGCAGTAGTGAATACAGCAGACAATTTTGAGTTAAATGGAATTATGGCTTTATTCAATGTACCTCGACAGGGACAGTTGCATAACTATAGCAACTCGATCATGAATAATACTTCTAATTTGACGGAGTATCAGGGAGCTTCAGATTACTCAACCCCTTTGGTGGCTGCAAGTGTAGTGACTGAGGGACAGAGTACAAATAGCAATCCCATATATATATACGAGTCTAACACGCTGAATAATACATATATGATTATTCAGGGAAAGTATGATAATAAGGATTACTATTATAAAATGGCTATCGTCGATAAAAACTTGAACGCAATAGATTTGTCTCGTAACAAGTCTTATACGTTTACCATTATAAAAGCCAAGGGACCTGGTTACGACACAATGGCTGATGCTAAAGTGGCTAAACCTTCGAATGTCGACCTTGATTTCAAAATAATTGTGGATGATGGCGATTCGTATGAAATTATAGCTAATAATGATTATTATCTGGGGGTGAGTAATTCGGTCTATATTACTTACTCAGATGTGGATAATATCTATAATGCTTTTGATTTAATAACAGATTGTACAAAGGTTTTTCCTGATACAAGAAATATAACAGATAATAGGGGAGAAGTATCAGGAGCTTTTTCATTAAGTTCTCCCGTAGATGGAAAAATACCTGTTGTAACCGGGGGAGTTGCTTCCCCTCGTATTACTACAGTGAGGGTCTTTACATATACCTGGCTGATGTATTTTGAAAACGGTCAATTTGAAAACGGAGTTGAGAAAAATAATGCATATATAACATTAAAACTTGGAAATTTGGAAAAACAGGTTCATATCAGACAAAGACAGGCGATTAACGCAAGTGGAACTGTACTGGAGTATAGACCTACTGATAGCTATCCGTATCCGGGTACTTACCCTAACTTAATGGACTATCATTGTCTTACCGGTCAGGTTGAGGATGGCGATGATAATCCTAAAAATTGGATAAAATTGCGCCCTTCGACAATGGTTGAAAGAGAAGATACGGAACGGATTATAGTAGAAGATGGACAGATTTTTATTGAAGTATTGCCTAATACTACTAATAATCGCAGAAGGGGAACTGTATATTTGACAACAGTTATGTCTAATGGATCATCGGTAGGTGGGAGTTCTGTGAAGCGTATAAAGATTGATATCACCCAAAAAGGGTGACCTATAAATGTAAGATATAATGAAGAAAGTTATTATACTCATAGTACTTATGCTGGGATGCGTTGCTTTCGAGAGTAAAGCCCAGAAGATAGCTCTGAAAAGCAATCTTCTGTATGATGCTACTACTACCATGAATCTCGGTTTGGAGTTTGGACTGGCACGCAAATGGACATTGGATGTTCCTGTGAATTATAATCCCTGGAAGCCTGATAATGGCAGACGTTTGCGGCATTGGGGAGTACAACCGGAGGTTCGATATTGGTTCTGTGAGAGCTTCAGACGAACATTTATAGGAGTACACGGGCATTATGCGGATTTCAATGTAGGCGGATTTCCTGACTGGTCGTTTATTAGTGAGAATATGCAGAATACCCGTTACCAGGGACATCTGTATGGAGGAGGTATTTCGATAGGACATTCGTGGATATTGAGAAAACGTTGGAGTATCGAAGCATCGGTAGGAGTGGGATATGCACATATTGTATACGAGAAATATCCTTGTGCAACGTGTGGTACTAAACTGAAGGATTCGAGCAAAAATTATTTCGGTCCTACAAAAGCGAGTGTATCACTTATTTATGTAATTAAATAAAATAGAATGATGAAAAGGAGTATACAACTCATCTACAATCGCCAAATCAAAAAATTCCCGACCGAAAAACAAAATGTGTCATTAAAACACATATTAACATAAAACAAAATGTGATTTTTGGTGCAAAATTAAAGCCTGTTTAATCATCGTTTAAACAGGCTTTAATTTCAATCTATGATCATGTAAACTGATAAATCAGGATTGGCAACAAGCGGAAGAACATCTTCATCATCAAGAACGCTCATTGCATATCTATGAATACTTTTTTTTATCATTTCCAACGTTGGTTTTTCAAGGAATATGGAACTGGCAAATGTCACCAGTTCGTTTCCTTCGTTATCGGTTCTGTCAATGGATTGTATTGCATATCGTATTATCCATGTTCCATCGGATAATTGTTCGATCGGCTTAGCCAATTTCCGGGGTAAGATATTTTTTCGCATTGCCTTTTCTTATTTGTTTTTTTAATTGTTTCTTAAAATTATATTCGTTCTTCAACACAAAAACCTCCCAATGTCCCTGAACATAAAAATATTCCCACCATGCAGGATTAATACGTTTCGCCACTTTCCGTCTTAGATTGTACGTATTGAAATGCCTCATTAATCCATAGTAGGAATTCAGGGTGGCAACAAATTTGTCCGCGTGTGCTTCCGCAAAGCCTTCCTCCGCTATTTTATTATATTTGCTGATTACATCGTATAAATTACCGACAACACGGTTTGAAATATAAATTCGACCGGGCAAAATGAATGCCCCTACAAACAAAACTCCCTTAGAATGATGCTGTATATATATTTTTTTAGGATGTAATTTAAGAAGCAGCTGCTCTTTCAGGTAACTGTCAAGCAAAGGAACAGTATTTAGAATATCTTCTTTATTACGCATTACAAAGGCGAAATCATCCACAAAACGCACATAATACTTGATTCCCAGTATTTCGGAAACATAGTAATCAAAACAAGAGCCGATAAAATTTGCGAATTTCTGCGCATGAAGACTGCCGGGGGCAAAACCATGATCCGGATCAGCATGAAACAAACTTTTATCATGAGGCAACTCATCCCATAAATGTAACGGTGATTTCCTATAACATTTATGCTGTGGCTGGTGAAAGATAACAGTGCGCAATATATATAATAAACACTCTATATCGTCGCCTTTATAGTTATCCCGGATAAACAGGTCGATCATTTCCCATAACAGGGATTTGGACATTGACATAAAAAAGCTTTTGAAATCACCCTTGAAAATGTATGCGTCTTTCGTATAATTTTCACTGACTTCCATGATCATCCCATTCAGATAGGTAACAGCCGAAAGTGCTCCTTCACCAATACGGCAATTTTTTGAAACATTTCCCTGTGCCTGAAAACGCTCTTCCAAAATAGGATCAAGGCGTAGATCAGCCCAATGTTGTATTACACGATCAACATAAGCGGAAGCAAAAATTTCACGAAGAACGGGCTTTTTCCGTATGAAGCATTTTGAATAATCAGGTTCGTAGCGACCGTATCTGATAGCATCCCACACGGCAACCAAATCCGTGTCATATTCAAACGAAAACTCTATGCAGTCATCTGTATTGCGTTTATTCTTGCAACAGACGTCAAATGCATGCACGATGGAAGATAAGGGTATGTCATAGATCGGTTTATCTGTTGCGGAAACGGGACGAACCCTGCCTGCGTTAGTCTTGTTGTTCGTGTTCACGTTGCCGTTGTTCATGTTCACGTACCACGCGTTCGAGGATTCAGCATTCACTGTCTTAGTCTTTCCCGGTTCATTACCGGGGGAATGCCCAATAGATAAATTAGATTGCTCTCCCATAAACTCCGTGAAGATTATGGCTCTGGCTTTACGGAAGCTGTCTTTTCCTGGGAAGCGGTGAAATTACGCCACCCTATAATTTGCTTTTCAATCGACGTAATCATCTCAATGATGTCTGCTGTCGTCTGAATATTGATCAGTTTCCGGTCTCGACATACCCTTAATAAGAGTTTCAACGTATCAAACTTAACAAGGAATTCGTTCAGGTATTCCACGCGACGCGGAAGGCTTGAATTTGCATAACGGATCAACTCACAACAGCGAAGGGCGGACATCATAAGTTCCGTACCGAATTCGTACCTGTAATTCTTCGGAAACTTGTCTCTTGCATCGAGTATCAACATTAATAACCGATACATACACTGATAGACTGGTCTGTCTTCTGCTTTTCCCATGTTAATTTTTGATATTTTTTAAATTTTTCTTTTGCTCCGCAAAGTTAATGATTGTCAAACAATTAACACTCATTTTTTCAAAATTTTAAAACTTAAAAAGCCCCTACCGGGGCTAATTAAACGTAACTATCTAAGAGATAAAGAGTTAAAGAGATAAAGAATCTATTGCGGAAACGGGACGAACCCTGCCTGCGTTAGTCTTGTTGTGCGTGCCCACGTAGCCGCCGTTCCTGTTCACGGCGCCGTGGTACATGTTCACGTACCACGCGTTCGAGGAGTCGTATTCGGTGCTGCTCCAATACCAGTCGGTTGTAATTATATTTTGATTACCTGATACAGAGGATAATAGCTCATTGATTTCGGTCTTATATTTAGCGATGGTAATGAGTTCTCCTTCACTGGGAAGATACCATTCGGTTTTGTCTTCAAGTCCGTCCTGTTCAAGCGTACAAGCCTTATAGTTCTTTGCTGCTTCTGCGGCTGGTGCACCGACGACACCGGAATTATCCTTGACTCCTGCAGTGGCTTCTATGATAGCATCAGTATTTTGCTTTCCGTCTGCCGTTTCATAAAGCCCTTGATTACCGTTCCCGTAATTCTTAACGCCACGGATGTCCGTACCGTATGCCCCCCATTTGAAAGTACGCCCGCCTATATCGTCAGTGCAGTCGCTTTTCGCTATGACGAACTGGCGACGATCCGCACGGATACGGACACCTACACGCAGGTATTTTGAACGGTTATTTGCGCTAAGGGAATTCCATTCTTCAGCAGTAAAGAACACGTTGACACCGTCTTCGATCCGGATTGTGGCAAAGGACAGGTCAAGCAGCCCGCCAGCCCATCTGATATATTTTGCAATGTCACTGGCAGGCGTATTTTCGTTCACGTTGGTAAAACCGATCTCCTGCAAAACAGATACCTGTTCTTCTTTATTCATGCGCAAAAGCAATGCGCTTTCATTATTCTTGTCTGTCATAAATATGTACTGTTTTAATGGATTACTCTTCTGCCGTTGCCCTTACATGCAACAGGCTTGTATTTTTATTCTGTACGTTCATGTGTCCGGTATTCAAATTGCACGTCCATGCATTTGTCGTATCATAGTACGTGCTCGTCCAGTAGTATTTGTCCGTCAGGAACATGCTGTCACTGCTCCAAAATGCACGCAGCATTTCATTGATTTGGTCACGGTATCGATACATGATCATCATCTGTCCGGAAGAAGGCAAGAACCATTCAGTATCATCCTCCAGACCGTCGCCATCGAGCGTGAAGGCTTTATAGGCTACGGCAGCTTCCGCAGCGGGTGCGCCTTCCACGCCGTTCGAATTTGTCCCTTTCAGGGCATCAAGGATCAGGCGTGTATCTTCTTTCCCGGTGAAGCAGGTGTACATTTTGCCCAGCATCTTTGCGGAAAGCCCGTCAATCGCTTTACCAAGACCGCCCCAATAGAAGCTGGAAGACAAGTCAGCTGCATAACACTCTTGTGCCGCAATGACAAAAGACTGCGAATGTGCCCGGATGCACAAACCACGACGGATAAACTTCAACTTGTTGGCAGGAGTCAACGAGTTCCACTCCTCACGGGTAAAATACCATTTGGAATTATCGGAAATCCGGTTACATGCCACCCGCATGTCCAGCAACCCGGTAGCCCACTTTATCCGGTTCGGGAACTCGCTGGCACGCGAGTTTTCCGTAATGTCGGCAAAGCCTACCGCCTGCAAGGCTTTTACCTGTTCCTGTTTATTGAGACGCAGCAGGGTTGCGCTCTGTTCTTTTGTACTCATGTTATTTGCTGTTTACTATATCGTTAATATCCATATTTTCTTCCGCAAACCGTTGAAGGTATTCTTCATAGGTTTCACCATTATAATAGCCCATGATTTCACCCACATTATCCAATGTGACTTCGGGATAATAGGGTTCTCCGCCATACGCTTCCGCATTAAACCAGTCGATGATCTTGATATAAGCGTCGATTATGGTGCTGACGGTCAGACCTTCGAAGCCGTTCCGGATCGCTTCTATATCCGAGTTCTCGATGACTTCATCCAGCAGATAGTTCCCGGTAAGTACGGGCTTCTCTACCTGATTACCGTTTTCATCCAGTCCCCCGATACCGAGTTGCAGGATTTCCAGCACTTCCGAACCGTTCCCGATGAAATCACGGTTTGTGATACGGATATGGCGGAATACGACATTACCTTCCTGCGAATCGATTATGTCGCGGATCATCTTTACAACGTCGATAAGCGGGCAGTTTTCCACGCGCAGTGTGGTGATGTTCGGCATGGATTCAACAACGATGCCTGTGTCCGCGTTCAACCCCTTATAGCTCAACTTATCGAGGTTCATCAACTTGAACTGTGTCATGGTGGTCGGCAGTTCCGCATATTGAACCGGACAGCCGCCTACAAAATTGATGATCTGCAGGGAACTGCCGTATGCCAACAGGCGCAAAAGGCGTGTTGCCCCGGTCAGGTCAAGAGATACCAGCTTTTTGAAGTTCTCAACGTTAAGGAGTCTCATGTACGGTTTTTCACCAAGCGGGAGGTCTGTGACGCTATTGTTGGCATATCCTTCGCGTTTGCTGCCGAACACCAGTTCCTCGACACGGATCAACGTAGTGAAGTCTTTTGCCTGTGTACCGTCGATGTTGACAGTGCTCAAATCACCCAAAGACTTGATCTTCGATGCACCGATGATATAGATCGCGCTCGATGAGTTTGAACCGTCGAAATGGAATGTCACCTTTGAGCCGTCTTCTTCCGCCCATGCCCCCTGTTGTGCGGCTGGCGTATTGAAGCCCGCCCACAATTTCCATTGCTCGCTTGCGGTCACTTCGATATTGATGTCCTCACCGATGGCGCGGAACATGCACATATTATCCGCCTTCAGGATCGTGCTGACACCGAAATAAGCGTCAAGGAAGTCATAACGGGCAGACACATAGTAATGGCGGTAAGGGATACCCATACCGGAGATCACGTTGAACGCCTGACCGCCCGGATTGGTGATATACTTCGCCACGGAATCACGGCAGGCGACGATCGCAGGGATCAAGAGGTGGTCTTTTTCTTCCGATTCACGCAGAACGGCTTCGTAGGAGAAAGCGGACTCGCCACCCGGAAGGCGCGATGTGCGGATTTTCTCCGCGGTCGCTGCAAGTCCGACCTGATCATAACGCCACATGCCTTGCCAAACGACGCTCATACGTCCGGCAAATACGTTTTCCCCCTCCATGACGCTGTCAAGCATCACGTTATACGGAAGTTTGAAGATACCGGAATTATTCTTTCCGTTCGTACTGTCCGAATCATAATCGTGGTTCATGTACCAACGGTAAATACCGTCCGGGCAGAGGTACAAAGCCCACATGCTGTTTTTCGATAACTGGTCGACGCCTGAATGATACAGGATACGGACTAGGTATGCGCGGAAAGAAGCCACGCTGCAATACTTGTCCATTTCCTCAACCAGCTTCCGGTATCGGTTTTCGAGCGTATCGCTGACCTGTGCCCCGTTGATACTGATTTTGCCGCCTGCCATACGGTTCTTCGGGTTACATGAATACACCCATTCGCAGAACTGTTTCCAGTGGTACGGTGTCTTCTTTCCAAGCGCATAGGCAAGGTTCATGCCGTCATCGTCCGGTGTACGGAATTCAAAGAACATCGTCCATTTGGGAACAAGGCTTTCCGTTGACAGTTCCGCACCGTACAAGCCTTTCACCCACTTGCTGTGCGTCGACTGCATGGTCATGAAGTTGTCGATATCATCGAAGATGCACATACCTTCATAATCAAGCATTTCAACACATTCAACCGGATTCAGGACACGTCCGGTAACGACCGTTTTCTTGCCGTTGAAAGAGATTGTTCCGGTAGTGTTCTTCCATGCCCCGTCGACGTATTCCATGAACTTGTACGAAGCGTCCGTCGATTTGGAAAGCATGTAGATCGTATCCTGATCGTAGTCGTCAGCATGGGACATGAAATAGGATTCCGTCACGTCCGGAAGGTCGGTGAAGTCGCCATAACTTAAACAGTCGGCATTGTAGCCGGGAACATCCTTGAAGCCGAAAGTCGGTGGATTTCCCTTGTCAATGTTCCAGTCACCGCGACACCAAAAGTACGCGTCATTGATATTTCCGGTATCCGACTTGAAGACAAGCACACTGTTACCGTCAATACTTGTACGCAAGTCCAGCGTGTTGTTTTCATCCGCATAGTACGCGTTCTGCGCTGGGGTCATATATTCCTCGCCCAAAGCCTTCTGCATATCGTTATTGATACGGGAAATCGGGGTGTTTACCTTGTCGGGTGATGCATAGTTGACCTTCAGACAAACCTTGTCGAATGGAATAGTCTCACCACGCAAAATGATTTTCTTGTTTGCAATCGCGTCGAGCAAAGCCTGCGGAGCCCGTTCCGGATACATTGCGCGGATAGTTGCCTTTTTCAGCTTGTATTTCCGGTTTTTATAGGTCGGATAGAAGGCGGATGTCGTTCCCTGATTGGTCGTTTCCACGTTCTCGATAATAAGGCTCATACCTTTGTCCTTGCAGAACAGGTACAGGTCTGTATATATCTTGGTGGACGTATCCGTTACGTTGTCAAGCGTTTCAAGTTTATAATCCCCGTGCGGCATTTCCACCAGACAGTCACACATTTCAAGTGCTTTGTTCAGGTCGATTTTATTGTCGGTTAGGATATCGTTCTTTTTGTTCAAAGCGATCATTTCGTCCGTATCGGACTTGCCGATTACAAACTCGTCATTGATCTGTTCGTCCGCCATTTCCTTTTCCCAAGAGAGCAAGCGGTACATGTACAGTTCCCCGGCTGTTCCGGAGAAGCTGATTTGTTCGGACTGTTTGATCGCGCTTTGTCCTGCCGTATATTTGGATGCGCCAATCAGGTCACCGTCACAATATAGCTTGATATAGCCTTTGCCGTCCTCTTCCGCATTTGCCTTTTCAATGACAAAGGCAAACTCGTAGATGTCGCCCGGCTTGAAATACCGTTCAATCAGTTCAGTTCCGAGTGCTTTGAAGTACACGCATTTTGAAGTGATACGCCACCCGATTTGGTTTGCTTCGTCCCAGCATGACACAACGTTCGCGTCAGGATCGGCAGCGTTCTGCGTTTTTATCTTGATGATGGTAGTCGATCCGGTCTGCTCAATATTGGTACGGTTATAGGGACGATAAGTACACAATGCGGTGGCATCATCCGAAACCTTGAACGCTTTTCCTTCGGTCTTGTCAGCGACAAAGGCATTCGTGGAATAGTTGAATCCGGTCTGCTTCATTTCATAAAGTCCGTACAGCCATGACTTGTCCTGATCCGAATTGTCCTTGTCTGCCGGATTGAAACAAATCATATAGCTGGAGTCACCATTGATGTCTATGACGGAACTGTTAACGGAGTACTCGATCGTATTGCTTTCTCCGGCTCCGCATTTGCCGTAAATACCCAGCACGTTTCTGATATTGTCCGCAATCGTAAAACCGTCGACACGGGTGGACAGGTTGAATGTACTGTTACGTCCTACTGATACGGTAGTCAGCACCGTATCGGTTTCACTGTTGTCTCCGGTAGAGGTATTGGTAACTTTCGCGACCTTGTGTATTTCGACATGGGCATCGGTAGCGACATGGCTGGGATCATAGCACGCCACTTCGATGTTCAGGTTTGCATACTTCCTGACTGACCATGCCGTTTCCGTTTCTTCGGAATGCGCAAGCGCCACGACAGGCATAAGACTTGACGGGTTGACAATCATCACATCAAAGAACTGGTAGTTCGACCATACGCCCGATTCCACGTCCTGTGCGACAATCCTGACAGTATATGCACCATGTTTCAGTCCCAAAGACGAAACGTTGATTTGCAAGTCCTGTGAGCGTGTGGAAGCCACGCTGGTTTGTGAGATCAGCTTCCATTCGTCGCCTATTTTGATATGTGCCGTAACGGTTGACTTATTGGCGGAGGACAGTTTGAACACGTCCGTCATGGTGATGAGTCCCGAACCTTCCTGCAATGTTTTGTACAAAGCCCATACACGGGAAAGTTTCAGGTTTACAGCCGTGACGCTGATTGTCTTCTGCGCGGTGTTTCCCCCGTCATCGGTGGCAACGACCACAAACTTGCGGTTCATCGCTTCGCTGAAATAGCTTTTAACGGGAATCACAAAAGTGTAGTCCGTATCTGACGGGGAACTTTCCCGGTTCACGTTGAACGTTTCAAGCGTTTCCCCCGTTGATTTGTCTTTCAGTTGCAGGGTTTCGATATTGTTGTATGAAACCATTTCACCCGATCCGGTACGTGACAGGATTGCAAGCCTGATTGTCAGGTCGTCAGTTCCGAGTGCGGCATACAGGGAGGTCTTTTGCGGATAGATATACACGATTGTCCCGGCAACGTCCCCACCGCCACCAGTTCCGACTGCAAAGGTGAAACCGTCGCCCAGCGGAAACCCTTCCGCGTTCTTCATGTACACACGCACCGTTCCGTCTTCCGCCTGTTCGCCATCCACGTCGACGGGCATGGCATCATAGACCGCACCACCTGCTACCGGGTTCACGCTGTCCTTGATGATTTCGGAATCGGTTTCGACTGTTCCCCCAGCGGCAGAACCGAAGTCGTTCCATGCCGCCAAGTCATTATAATCGGCACGGGACGCGCACAACTGTTTGGACTCGAATGTTTCCTTTCCGGTGCGGTAGATGATAACCACACCGGGTTTGATGCATTCCGTTTCATTTGCTGTCTCGTAAGCTGTCAGGGCATTGATAGCCGTTTGAAGAATATAGTATCCGTTTGATAATGGTGCAATTTCATCGATCAGTAGCACTGCGCCTTTGCCCGTCATGTCGCCACCAGCACCACCGAAGTCCGTCCAGTTCGCTTCTGTGGCAAAGCCTTCAAGGGATGATCCGGCAAACTGTTTGGATTCCCATTCACCTTCAGCAATTTTATAAGTCAATACGATACCCGGTTTGCGATAAGTGACATTATCCGCATTCTCCCTTTCCGTAATTGCGGCAATGGCTGCGGACAAGGAATAGACAGAGCCGCCACATATTTCGTTGACATTGATAACGGACAGGGCTTTGTTAGCCAGCGACAATGCTGAAGACGCGGTAGCCTGTGCGTCTTCAGCCGATTTCTTTGCCGCTTTTGCAGCCAAGTCCGCAGACGCGGCTAACTGCATCGCGTCGGAGTCGGCAGAAAGCAAAGCCCCGGCAAAGTAGATGTAGGTCTTGTTGCCGAACAGGTATATTTTATTCTCGTGCGGGTGTGTGCGGTCGGTATTCATATAGGCATCAACACCTTTCCAGCTTGGATAATACTTGTTGTCAACGAAGCAGGCAAATTTACCCAGACTGGCGAGAAATACAATTTTACCGTCTTCAGTAGGCGCACTGGACTGCTCCAACACAATGGAAGAGTCGGTTACTATTTCGTCGAAGCGTTCTGTTGAGTGATGTACGAAATCTACCATTAAGGAAGACACGCCCCGTGATATACCGTCGGCATCGTCAGAAAGGCTTTTAAGTTTACCCCATACTGTCCCGTCTTCGCTTTCCGATTCCGCTTCCGTGCCGATATTATCGGACAGCTTTCCGATATTTTCATTCGCTTTTTTAGCGGATTCCGCGGCTTCGTTGGCTTTATTTTGTGCAGCATCAGCCGTATTCTTTGCCGTTTCTACATCTTCTTTTTTTGCATATACGGAAAGGTTGCCTGTCGTTGAGACAAGTTTCCACCCCGGATTTTGAAAGGCGTAGATGTTACCATTGTCGACTGCATCGGGGGTGTTCTCGTCATACACCGTCACGATCTGACCGAATTTCAACGGCTTTCCGTCAGAACCGACCGGGGAAGTACTGTCCGCGTTCATCTCCGCGACGGTGGTGTATGTGTTACGAATCCCCAACCCGATCAGGTTTTTCTCCGCTTCGTTGATGACATCCAGCGTTTCATCAATCAAGCCGCCCACTTCTTCAGGTGATATGGATAAGGAATCTTTCTTTGCCGAAAGTTCCTGTGCCCGTCTTTTTAATTCGTATATTGTTGCCATTATCAGTTAAATCTTTAATGTATCCTCGATTAAAATAGTACTTGCAGGCATTTGGACAAGTGGGCTGCCATCTGCTGAAGCTATATAACAGTTGCCGTTATCGAATGTGAGTTGAACAATCATTGATTGTGGATTATCCCATGAATCTGCATACGACATCGATAGACTGAACACTCCGGAAATATTCTTTACAGACGAATCAAATGTACATAATCTCCGTTTGCCGTTCACTTCAGGAGCTATCATGGGAGTTCCTGTATTGGCAGCAGCCAAGATATTAAAATAGACAGTTTCATTGCCCGTCTGTTTTGCCCGGTATATGATTTCTGCTTTTCCGGAAACGACTTCACTTAGGGATAACTGGGCTTTCATGTCCTTTTCTATTATGGTCTTGTCCAAATAATCTGTGACAATAGCCAATATTTTGTTCCTGAATGTTACTACATCATTTCTGCCTACATACATATCTGACTTTGTATATGTTGTTGACAGTTTTACATACCTGCGCTCATATACTTGCGCTTCAGAATTGTCCGCAAATATTTCATTTTGAAATTTTTCCTGAACAACCACCCAGTATACTGGTTGTGATGTAGGCACAGTAAGAATATCCGGTTTTATCGGATAAACTTCATCACCTATCACGATATATCCATTTCCGACAATAGTATACACTGTATTGGAACCAAGGATTTCCGTGCTGACCGGATCGCTTAACAGAATATGTTTCTCTCCCAGTTTCATCCCGGAACAAATGGCTTTCAATACGTCTGCTGTGGATTCTTGCATAAATTCCAAATCATCCAAATAAAATGGCTGTCCGCCTTCTTTAAATAACAGTTTATTCATATTCGTATATTTTAAGGACGTAGGTTCGTCCGGCTGGTTTATAATAGTCAATCAAGTTTTTAATCTCATTCTCATACGTTGACAGGAACGACGGTATGTTCACCATGTAATTTCCCGAATAGTTCCCTTCACCGCGCTGCTGGATGTGTTTCTTTCCCACTCCTTCACCCCGTTTATACAGGTAGGACGGGATTTGCTCTTCCCTGCGGTGATACAGGTACGATTCTTTTCCCGCAATATCAGTGATGTATATTTCCCTGTTTTTCAAGAAAAACCTGTCGTTCAGCACTTTCTCGATATATATCACCTGACCGTTTATATTCAGCTTGTTGATAGCCTGTTTACGGTAGCTTTTAAACAGGGTGTAAATGAAGATTAAAGGGAGAAGGAAGATGGATATGATTGCAAATATCTTCCTTTTCCTTAATGACGGACGAAGCACATACTGCGCGTATTTGATAATGTCAAAATCATACCACATAAGTCAGGGAGGTTTCAAGGCTGTTCAGGATGAAGCACCCGGCTACAGCCGTATAGTTATTATTTTTAATTACATTGTATTCCGTAGCTGATGACGCTTTCGCGGCACATTCTCCAAGTTCGACGTCCAGTACGCCTTCAACCCTCTGTATCGCGTCAACAAGTTTTGTCTTATTGAATTTACCGCCATACTCGATACCTTTCAGATAATCGTTGATGGCGGCAAGTACTGGTTTACTACCATCCGTCAGGCGGATACCGGAAGCGTTGATAACCATAGGATCGACTTCTATGGTCGCGTTGATACGGATGTCATCTGCCGGAATTGACTGTATCGACAAGATTACCCCGGCAATCTTGATCGAATTCATATAGCTTTTAAATGCCGTCAGAACGTCCCCGGTCAAAGGACAAGGAAGTCCCCCCTCATCTCCGGACACGAGTATCTGAATACTTCCTCCGCGATCTTTGACTGCCACATACTTGACAAGCTGTTTGGTTTTGTCGATAACGGAATACCGGAACTGGTATTTCTCCGGATCATAGACCAGCGGATCACCATACTGGAAAGCCAGCGCACTGCTATGATACCATCGCACGGTCGGTATGATATTGGCGTCAATCCGTTCCTCCACGTCCGATTTGAACTGGTCAAACATTTGCTCTATGACGTGCGCTGTTGCCGCAAAAATGTAAAACAGGGTACTTTCTATTGATACGGGGGAAAACACCGAATCAAAGTCGGCATCACCCGTGATGCCATACAGGTCACGGATAATGCTGTTTGACATATAGGCATCCGTCATTTCTTTCTTTATTTCTGCGATTGTTCTAGCCATTACTTAAATTGTTCGGTAAACTGTTCGGTGAAAATTCTCAATCGTACCGCATTTGAGGCGGTTTCAGAAGTAGCCGGACAAACGGAGTTCCGCTGGCAGTAATCAGCCAGTTCACTGTTATAGACCTTTTCCGGGGTTTCGATTTCCTGTCCGGCTTGTAGGGTGTCCGTTATGCCCATATCGTTCGTCCTGGCAAGCATGAAAGCCGCTTCGATTGTACCATATTCCTGCACGGCTATGTCCAGCAGGGTTTGTCCGGCTTGTACTACAGTTTTCATCTTACATTTTTATAAATAAAAAATACAAATGCAATAAAAAAGGCTGCTATTACGGCTTTTGCCCACGGAGGAATGTACGCGACCTTTTCAACGACCTTTGTATCATTCCTCTCCTGTTTTTCCAGTTGTTCCTTCAGTGTCAGCAGGGTTTCCTGAATTTCCTGTATTTGTACCTGAATCTGTTCATTATAGGTTTCTTTCTCCTGTCTGGTAGACGTTCCCGTCGCTGTCTCCGTAGAGGTCGGGTATTGTTTCCCGGTCGAATCCGGTGGCGAATAGTTCGTCTTTTGCCAGTTGAATTCCATTTGCTGCATCATCTCGATAATTCGTTCAACGTTCTTGTTTACGTCGACCTGCGCTTTGTCCGTAGAAACTTCTTCCTGTTCCGTCTGCTTCTGCTCCGTGTTATCCTGATGGACGGTCGTGTCCGTTTTGGACGATCGGCAGGAGCAGACGGACAGCACCACGATTGTGAGTAAAAAAACGAGTATCTTTTTCATTACGGTCGAACGATTACAGGTGGTAAAAATGAGGTAAATTCACTCTTTACGTCGAAGCAGGGACATTCTTTCATCCACTCGCATTTTTCGACGATGCCGTTCCCGTTCTTGTCCGGACTGGTATCTCGATGCCCGAGGATATCAATAATGTCGTGGCGGTGGCAGATGTCCTGAACGAGCTCGCGCATCGCTTTCTTCTGTGCGTCCGTCCGGGTATCCTTTGCCTTGCCGTTCTTATCCAGTCCGCCCTCATAGCAGATACCGATTGAACATCGGTTATAACTGGTTTTCTCACCGGGAACGATAAAGTTATCATGTGCCCCGATTTCGTTTTCCGCACGCATGGGAATCACGCGACCGTCTTTCCGGATATAATAGTGGTATCCCCATTTTCCAAAGCCACGGGCTACGTGTGAATCATTAATTTGCTTCTCTGTGAAATCTTTGTCCTCGCGTGTTGCAGAACAATGAATGATAATGTATGTAGGTTTATTCATCTTTCTTTTCCTCCTTATTTTCTGTTTCGTCTTCTCCTTGAATGTATTTCTTATACTTGCATTTATACCTGTAATCAACTCCGAAGAGTGCGCCTGCAAAAGTCGAAACTTCGCCATAGGCGACTAAAACCGAGTTGTCAATCTGTCCCGTAGGTACTACCCAAAATCCGCAAAACAGCAGGATCATTCCGGATACGGACAGGAAAACTGCGATCCATAACTGTACGTGTAGTCTTTTCATGATACATACAGGTTATAGAATCAGTCGGAAAACTATCCATACCAGTAATATGACCACATCCGCCAACAATGCCCCGCGTACCGTCGCCCGGATGTCTGCCATATCCGGAACATCGTCTTTCGATTCCTTCCATTTACCAGCCAGCCATGCGGATACAGTTCCCAAAACCATGCCGCCCAATACGCTAGGGAAGCTCACCCCAAACAGGAAAACAGATGCTACCACGCACACGGCTAAAATGAGCATCCCAATCAGTCCGTGAATGATTTTGTCTACTCCGAACTTTTTAATCAGATCGTTACTTGCTTTCATTTTCAATCATTTTAATCGTTAGTAATTTCAATATTTATTTTATCCACCAGCTCCGAATAGTCAATGCCCGCGCGTTTCAGGTGGATTTTCATTTGTTTCTCAATGGCTCTTTTATCAGCCTGTGAACGGATATACCGGATCAGGTTCGCACCCAGCACCGGGTCTTCTTTCAACTCACCCTGATTCAGCTCAAGCACGATTGCCGCATTTTGAATCAGAGTGTCACCGATTACGAACCCGGTCAACCCGTCTTTTCCCTTATGGGGGACAATCCGGATATCACCATCCTTGTCGAGTAATAGTCCTTTCATTGCTTCACCCTTTCGTTTTCAATGTCCCTGACCTGTGTCTCTTTTAGTGATTCCGAAATGTAGGAAGACAACGCCGTTTTCAAAGCCGATCCCCCGTCGTTCGGTACAGGTGTCCATCCTGACAATTTCTGCTTCAATGAATTGATGTCCTTTTCAATCAGGTTCAGCCGTTCCGTCAGTTCCCCGACTTTTACCAGTCCGCCCAATGTCCCGCCATTCAGCACAATTTCGTCCACCTCATCAGCAGAAATCAGGAAGGCGTCAGTCTCCTGTCCCTCGATGATTCCGACCAGACAAGTTGTTCCCGGTTTCGGATAGATACATAATGCCCCCATTCCCAACTGGACATCATAATATTCAAGCTGGTCAATGACCCCGGTCACATCCATTGCCTTGTTTTCTTTATCAACCTTGTCTACCGTTACCCAGCGCAATTGCGCCTGTCTAGCCCCTTCGCGCCATTTTTCAAGCGCATCACGTAACTGTTCATCCGTAGTCATTCCGCACGTCCTCCCAACTCTAATTTTTGCCTGTATGTAGCATCGTCACTGAAATCCTTTGTCACCTTCTCAACGTAATAGTATCCGTTCATTTCCGGAGTTATTTCACTCTTCAGGTCAATCGTTATACCGTGACGGACGACAGGTATCCCGAACAGTTCGACGCCCCCGCGGTACTTCTGCTTTTTAAGGCTTTCATAGAAATCTCTGGCGAACTTCTTCAGGTCTTCGACCTTGACGGACTTTCCTTTTTCATTGTAAGTCAGGTTATAGACCTCACTTCCTTCCGTTCCGGCTTTTGCTTCCAGTTTCTTGCCGCCAGCACCGATGCTGACAACCTTGACCTGAAATTCACCGTTGGTTTCGTTCAGGTTCTGACTGACGGCATTTTTTTCCAGTACGATTTTCACCTTTTCGGTGTCGACCTTTTCGGAATAGACATTTCCGCAATACAGGACTTTACCGATGAAATAGCAGTGGAGGTTGGTTTTCTTCCGGATGTCGTTCAGGATTTCCGCGACCGTTCTGGAAGAATACCGTACCGCACCAAGTTCAGCATCATAGTTCGTTTTCACCTCATAGCCTTTGGCAACGTCTGCAAGCAGTTTCTTCAGTGTGACATTCTTTGCGGAATAGGACACTGTTTTTCTTTTCAGGTTATACATTTCGTCCTCGCACCGGATCGTCACTGGAACACCCCAGCCGATCAGCGATATATATCCTTCAAATTCCGTGTACAGGTTGGAATCATATCCGAGTTCAATCTTCACCTGATCCCCGGCAGACAGCAGTTCCTTCAGGTCTTTTCCGGCAAAGTATTTGATACGCCTGGGAAGGACTATTTCTGCAGAGTCTGTCAGCATCTTCCATGAACTTTCGATGTGAACCGACGAAATCGTATAGATGACCAGTTCCTCGCGTCTCTTGTGCCGGGAATGTGATCCGGCTGCACATCATATAGCTCATAGTGTCAGTTCATAAGGGTTATCACTCGTTGCTTCTATCGTGAACGGAACTACGCTGCTATTTCCCTGAATCGGATTGAACGAAATGTTATCAATGACAATGGAGTAAATTTCCTTGTTGTTGAAGATGCTTCCCGTAACTCCGACCGCTTCCGTCACTTTGCGGAACTTGCAGAGCGCGTTCACTTGTTCGGCAACCGTCTTATAACCTTCCCGGCTTTTGTCTGCTATGCAGAATCCCCGAATATTGATTTTCCAGTCGTCGAGCCCGTAGACTTCCTTTACAGTTCCGTGAACACCCAATACCTTCGTTTTTGAACAGTTCATCGAGCGCGAAAAGTCCACGATCGTTGCATACGGCATCGGAAAACTAGCCATATTCATCGTGCCGCGTGACCCGTCCGGATTATAGGTGCTGTATTGCTTGTTACCGTCAAGGGTAAACGTCCCGATGACCGGAGTCCCCATCCAGCTGTATGCTTCGGCTTCGGCATCCGGAATCGTTGTCACTCCGATGTATTTCCCCGGATCGTAATCCTGCAGGGTTCGTCCCCACGGAAGATAAATCGGGGATGAAATCCCGAAGACCTCCGTGAACAATGCACCAATATTTAACGCTGTATTTCCTGTCATAACTTTATCCTATTGCTGGTACTGTATCGGTTATCACCGCTAAAATTTCCCGTTTGACCTTATCCGCAACATCGCGCATGTCCGCACCTGCCGCAACCCTGAAATGATTGTTGAATGTCACGTTCATGGTGATATTCCTTACGCTGCTTCCGCCTTTTCCGCCAAGTCCCACATCTTTCCCGGAAGTTCCTCCGGTTGCGGTTACAGCGGTCGGTTTGTTGACTGCCGCTGGTGCGGTGTCCAGTTGGAACTTGTCAAGTCCGGGGACTTTGTCTTTGTTCCGCCAGCTTTCACGTCCTTTTTCCTTGCCTTCTTCCCATGCCCGACCGACTGCCACAGCGTTGTCAAACACTTCTTTCTTTACCCGTTCAAATACGTCGTTGATGCTCCAGTCATCCCTGAACCAGTTAACCGGATTCAGGATTTCAATGATTCCCATTTGGATGGTATGAATCGTTTTGAAAAAGGAAAGAAAGCCAGTTTTAAGGACTTCCCACAGCCCGAACAGGAACACACGGACTCCTTCAAACTTGTTATAAAGGAAAGCCACGAAAGCGATGACAGCCGTTATGATTGCAACGATCCAGCCGATGACAGGGATACCCATGATAGCGACGGAAATCAGCCGGCTACCCACGATTGTAGACAATGCCATTTTAGCCATCGACGCAATCCAAACCCCGGCAATCTTTGTTATTCCAAGTGACATGATCTGCGAAATAGACCATGCGACAGTTCCGAGCGTGACAAGCGCGCCTACAAAGATTCCCACAACTTCAATGGCAGGGGCAATCGGTTCTACAAATTCAAAGAAACTGATCTTCAGGTCGTCGATAAACGCTTGCATACGTTTCTGCTTTTCGGCATAAGTATCCATTTGTTTATTTGCCATGTCGACCGCAGAAGTAGAACCCTGTATCGCTTCCGTCCATGTGTCAATTTGGTCTACACCCTCAATCAAAGCCATCGCTGAAGCAAGGTTTTCACTTCCGAACAACGCGGACATGATTGTAGCGTTGTGCATGACCGGAGTCAGGGCACGCAGTCGGTCAGTCAGTGAAAGGGACTGGTTTTGCATCGTTTTTATATTGACCCCGGCAGCTTTCAGTTGCTTGATCGCGTCCGTAGTCGGAGCCTGCAATTTGACTATCGTGTTACGCAAAGCGATACCGCCTTCTGAACCCTTTTTCCCCGATTTGTCAAGCAACTGGATCAGGGAGTTTGTTTCGGCAAATTCAACCCCGAATGTTTTTGCAACACTACCCGTTTGTTTCAATGCTTCCGCGACCTCCCTGATTTCGGCAGACCCTTCGACAGTTCCTGCCGCCATGATGTTCATATAGTCCGTCATAGTTTGTGCGGCTTTCATCGGATCATCAAGGGAAACCTTATACTGGTTCATGGCGGTGGACATGGCTGCAGACGCTCCGGGGACATCATTTTGCATTGTTTTACTAAGTGTCATTACATTATTCGACATGATTTCGAGCGCGTCCGGTGCTTTTTTCAGTTCCGGAGTAATCTTTGAAAGCAAGTCCTTATAAACGACCATAGCATTTGACGCATCGACACCGAACGCTTTTGCCGTGTTACGGGCTTTGGTGGCGAGAACGTCCAGTTCCTTCCCCTCCATGTTGGTGATACCGGACATTTCGGCAACGGCAGTTTCAAACCGGATGCCCGGTTCGATGGCGTCGTTAAAGGAATCACGGATATTGTCAACACCTTCCTTCAGCTGGTTGAGAAAGAACATTCCCTTTCCCAGCCCTTCCAGTTTTCCGGCTGTTTTTCCCGATGTCTCCCCAAGACGTTCAACCACTTCCTCCGTGTCGTCGATCACCCGTGTAGCTTCTTCGGCTGCATCGGTTGCCGCATGTAGCGGAGACGTGATCCTGTCAACCAGTTCCAATATCCATTGAGTCACTTGCATTGTCTTTTGAGAATAATCGGTTTACAACTTTAGCGAATGCATTGTGCATTACTATTTCAAATTCTTCCAACTCCGTTTTCCGCAACATGCGGTATTCGGCATAGAGCCGGAGCCATTCATCTTCGTCCAGTTTGTCCGGGATGTCAAAGCCATATACTTTTTTCAGGATGGCATCTATTCCCTCGACAAGACCGAACGCTGATGAATATTCCTCTATGCTTTGCTGATAAAAGCCGCCTGTCCGGCGATCAGTTGTCCGATGGCGGTCAGGACTGAAGTATAGACGGTAGAATCTTCCAACGCCTCCATATTGCCAGCCGCCACGCAGTTCCGGATCAGGATGTCATTTGCTTCTTCAAGATCATCCTTTTTCTTTGCCATAGCCAGCAGGATGTTTTTTTTCGGGCGGACGATCAGGTAGTCGTAACGTTCATCCTCGTCCACCTGTACGGTGACATGCTTCAGGCGTTTTCCGTATTTCAGTTTCAGTTCCGTATGCTCTTCCTCTGTGAAATCGACAATCAAAGCCTTTTCCTCCGTTGTCAGTTCCTCGTAAGGCTTTCCAGCCTTGATTTTCATTTCTTCTTCTTTCATTTTAAAAGTCTTTTAAACGGTTATTAAACTACATTGCCACATTCCAGTCGATATGGCTGGGAAGAAGGGTGAATTGTGTGGCAATGCTTTTATCACCCTGTTTAACGTCCACGCCATTGTCCGTGAATTCGACGTTCCGGATTACGTCCTTCATGACAAGCCCTTTATACTCATACATGACCGGAATGTCGAACGGCTCGATATCCGTGAGACGCTTTCCCGAACCTAGTGCCAGTTGCAAGGCGTTCACTTCTTCTTTCAGAAGGGTGATCGATGCTTCAGCCTTGTAATTCCCCTCACCGCGACCGACAGGAAATTCACCGGCACCGTAGATGTTGTCTTTCTCTTTGCTGTCTTTGTAGGAAAGGGCTGTGATACCCTCTACCTGACGACCGAGCATGACAACCTTGACGCTGTTCCATCCGGCTATTTTTCCGAACTTGTTGATTAATGTTCCTAACAATGCCATATTTTCAGATTTTATTTGTGAAACCCAAGTCAATCTCAAACTCATGTACAATACCGTCTGCAACCAGTTTTACCTTGATATTGAAAGGCTTGTCGCTGACAGCCATCTGTTTGGGATTGATATAAATGTCGAAGTCTGCAATATCCTCCGAAGTTACCATAGTTTCCAGTGCGGATTTGACAAGCGCGTCCCAACTGCTGATCGTGGTATTACTGATATATCCGGTTGACGGGTCAGCTTTCACCTTACTTCTCACACGCGGTAACAAGGTATTGCGGATAATACGTGCCGCCTTGTTCCAAACAGCGTTATATTCAATATATGCATAGTCGCTGTCCGCTTCCGTACACGTACATGAATTGCTGAAAAAGAATCCGGCATACCCTTGAAAGCTGCCGACGAAGATATACCCTTGTTCAGTCAGTTTTTTCTGGTCGGATACGCTCAACTGTGAGAAGGGTTTGCCATTGCTCAAGGCTGCATCCAGCCAAAGCCCGTTCAGTTTGTCAGTCAATGGATAGTCCTTTGTCCCCTTTGCCGTCCGTGGGTGGTTTTCAATATCAACACTGCCCATATTTTCATGTACATAGCGGACAGACAGCATTCCGAGTGCGCTTCCCACGGCAGCGTGTGTCCGGTATGCTTCATCCTTTGCCGCCCGTGCCGGGTCTTGTGCAATCACGACAGAGACGTTTTCAGCATCCAACTTCCGGAGGTCGACAGCATCGGCAATGGCATTGATATACTTTCCGACACCTTCCAATATTACCGCATCGATATACAGGTGGTCTTCCCTGAATTTATTGACCATCTTCTGTGCCTCTTGTATGGCTACAGTGATTGTTTCGTCCGCAGTCAGTGAGCAGATACCAATGGTGTTTACTCCGTTGATGGTACGTACCGCATTGACGAAATCTTCTTTCGTCAGCAGGCTTGACACTTTTTCAGACTTCGGAACCAGCATAAGATACAGCGAACGTTCCGGAGACAGGCGGAAGACTTCGCTGGTATGGTAATGCACCAGTTCCTTGTTTTCAAGATCAATGGTATCATCCCAACCAAGTGCTTCCAAATCGGTAATGTCGTTGAGGTTTTCCGGCTTGTAATATTCAAGTTTTCCGATCTCCGATCCACCGACCACGAGCAAGATGATGCGGTCACTGGTATCGGTATCCCGTACCAGCCCGCCATTAACTTTGTTGATGATTACTCCTGTAAAATTTCCCATAAAATAATTCGTTATACGGATTTACCTGATAAAATTGCACCAACACCGAAATCTTCAATACGGTCTACAATACCGTAGGTTTGGGTACGATATTCGGATGTAGGACTCTTGCTGCGTGTATCGGTCGTTTCCGGACGATACAGGGATTTCACGGATTCGATGTGGTAATACGTATTCGGAGCATAGAAGAACGTGCTTGCCTGAAAGTCCGTTTCGGCAGACGGTTTTGTGCCTTCCGCCACCTTCTTGGCTGTTTCCGCATTATAGAACGGGCAGTCGTTATTCTCAAAGAACTTGATACCCATGAAGCCTTTCGGTTTTCCGGTTGCCGGATCAAGGTAGAAAGTACGGTCATAGAAGTACTTGGACGCATCCTTATCCAGCAACAAGTCACCCATGTGCAGGGGGGAAAGCACCATGTACAGGGCATCGGTAACGGGAAGGTTCCACGTCTTTGCGAGCGTTGCAAAATCGACCAGATCCTTATAAGACAGTCTCAAACGACCATTAATATCTTTCTCACCCGTTGTCCGGATAACAGGCATTTCTTCGTTTGAATCATCCTCCGGAGCCAGTTTGTGCAGCACATGGTTGCGGATACCGACCTGAAAGGCTTCATTGTGCTTCACACGGATAGCAGCGCGCTTGTCAAAAGCGAGATAACGGATTTCGTCATCCGTACAGGAACTGGGTTCCGTATCGTAGATTTCCCACGGTACGATATAATTCTTTCCGGTCATTTGCTTCGGTTCAAAATCTTCCGTGTTATTTACGCGAAAACCGACATTGTTAATCAGTTTGTTTCTGCGTACACCGTCCGCAGCCAAAGCTCCGGCAGGAACAGAGCCTAAGACCTGCATGAAGTCCGCCCTGTAATTGCGACGTTCGATCAACAGTTGGGGATCGACGTACTTGTTCAAATAAAGACCGTCTACTGATTGTGCCATATTCTTTTTTTTAAATGGTTAGTATTTTATTTTCCGTTACGCTTTATGTAGTCATTCAAAAGACGTTCGTATTCAGCCGGATTCTTCTCCATGATATTTTTCAAAGCCTCCGGATCGTTTTGAAGGTCTTCGAACTTTTTGTTTGTGGTATCCGTCAGACTGGGAGCATGAACTTCCGGCATTTCCACAGGCTTGATAGCGTCGAGCAGCTTCTTTGCGGTATCGAAATTGCTGGTCAGGTTCGCCTTCCAGTCGTCACGAACGTCGGCTGTGATTCTTTTTTCCTTGATCGCACTGTTCAGGATGTTTTCGATTTCCTGTTCCTTGCGTGCCTCCTCCTGTCTTTCGAGCATGTCGACGCGGTCTGCCTTACGCTTCCACACGTCTACCTGTGCGATGAATTGTGCTTCCGTGGTACTTGCGTCCATTCCGAAGCGGGTAGTCAACATTGTTAAATCCATGTCATTTTTTGATTTTTCGTTATTAATAGAGTCAGTAATCTCAATTTCACCTGTGTAACCGCAGTTGGTAATCATTTGTGCCGTAGCCTTATCGACTTTTGCCTTGCCTGTAACTTCCGTCACAAAGCCGTTTTCCTTCGCTTCCTGCGCGCTCATCCAGTAGTCGCCCTTCTCCCAGGCGTCCCGGATTTTCTTCTTGTCCGTACACTTTGACAGGAAGGCATTCAGATAGTGCTCATTCAGTTTACGCATGACCTCCAAAGCCGATTCAATATCAGCGACTCTCCCGCATGCCCCTCCGCTGACCTGATGGATCATGAAAAGCCCGTTGGCAGGCATGGAGAACGATGTGCAGTTGATAGCGATGTAGGTTGCCGCACTGGCTACCAGCGCACCGCCTTCACCCGTAATTTTGCCGGGAAACTTCTTGATCACGTTCACGATCTCGTTGGCTTCGAAGCATTCGCCACCGGGAGAGTTGATATAGATATGCACATCCTTGATTCCTGATCTTATCAGTTGCTCAACTTTGGAAGTGAATTCCGCTTCCGTCTCCCTCCATTTTGATATTGTGCCTTTGAGTTCAATCCGGGCACGTCCGTTTTCCGCTGTTGCAGTCAGATTCATTTTCGCGATATTTAAAATTTCATGCTGCAAAATTGGAAAAGGAAAGGCGGGTACGGAAAAAGCGTTTTCATCTTGGAAAAAAAACAGTGTTAACAAGGACGTATTTTTTCCAACTTGGAAAGAATACGTTCCAACATGAAAAGCTGTTTTCCACAGGTGGTGTTGAAATATGACCTTTGCTGCGTAAACGAAAGGAAGCGATATGCCAAGCAAAGAATACTACCGTAAATTGAAGAAGGAAGCGCACGACCTTTATGTACGTGAAGGAATGACGTGCAAGGAGATTTCCACACGAATAAACGTGTCGGAAAGGTCTGTTTCAAGCTGGATTAATGAGAATGACGCACTTTGGAAAAAAGAGCGTCAGGCATCTGTTATTTCGTCACAAAAACAGGGTGACAACCTGAAACAGATTATCAACATTCTTGCAGACCAAAAACTGGAGCTGCTGCGCATGATTGACGAAGCCATTACCGAAGGTGATAGTGACAAGGTGCTCGAACTACGAAAACAGGCGGCTACGCTTGATAACAGTGTGGCGCAATGGGGAAACCAGCTCAAGGAGGTGGACAAAAAGAACCGGATTACGCTGGCTATTTACATTGATGTCATGAGCCGTATATTCGATGCGATGAAGGTGTACAATGCAGACCTTTATTTTAAAACACTGGACTTTCAGGAGAACCACCTTTACGAAGCCGCAAAAATGTTGGGATAATGAAAGTCGAAGATAGCAAAGCCCTCAAAGAGTATCAGGAGAAGTTAAAACGTGCACGGTGCACAGGCAACCTGATTGATCCGGACGAATCTCTGACAGTTCGGATGAACCGCATACAGCGTGCCAAAAATGACGTCAAATACCTTGTTGAAACTTATCTTCCGCATTATGCGACAGCGGATTGTGCGGACTTTCAGATCGCTCATGCCAATAAGGTGATGAACGATCCGATTTACAAGGGATATGCCGAATGGGGACGCGGACTTGCAAAGTCGGTGTGGAACGATGTGATTATTCCCCTATGGTTATGGATTAACGGTGAGACGCATTATATGTGTATCGTTTCCGATACGTTTGACCGCGCTTGTGACCTGCTGGAAGATTTGCGTGCGGAATTCGAGGCAAACGAACTTTTGAAACACGACTTTGGCGAGCAGTATAATCCGGGATATTGGGAAAAGGGAAACTTTGTAACGATGAACGGCTTTATTTGCAAGGCGTTCGGTGCGAAGCAAAAGGTTCGCGGACTTCGTAAAGGTGCGCACCGTCCGGATTTGTGGGTGATCGACGACTTGGAGACACCGCAGACTATCAAAAATAACCGGATGCAGGATGATTATGCGGACTGGATCGAAGCGGACATACTGGCAACCATGACGGGAAAGCGCAGACGTCTGATAGGTGCTAACAACCGTTTTGCATCCCGGATGGTTCAGACATTGTTAAAACAACGGCATCCTGATTGGGATTGGAACTTGGTGAAGGCTTATGATCCGGTAACGTATGAACCAGCGTGGAAATCGATGTATTCCGCCCAGTTCTATCGTCAACAGGAAAAAGACATGGGTATTCTCGCGGCACACGCGGAGTATAACCATGTCCCGCTTGTCAAAGGTAGAATATTCAAGCCCGAAATGGTGAAGTGGGGAAAACTCCCAGACTTGCACACGATGAATGCGATTGTAGCACATTGGGACATTGCGTATGCCGGGACAGATACAAGTGACTTTAACGCATGTAAGATTTGGGGACGGCACAGGAATGAATTTTGGCTGATTGATGGTTTTGTTAAACAGTCAAAAATGAAACTATGTGTACAGTGGATGTGCATGAAGCAGGCGGAATTTAAGGCGCGGGGCATTATCTGTTTTTGGCAATATGAGAGTCAATTCTGGAATGATGAAGTTAAACGGAACATTGAGGAAGCTGAAGCGGAAACGGGGGTGGAGCTTAATTTGGTTCCAATACAAACTCCCAAAACGATGACCAAGTTGCTTCGTATGCTTTCCATGCACCCGTATTATCAGAACGGTCGTATGTATGTCAATGAACTGCTAAAGTCAAACCCTGACATTGCTGTCGGCTTAAAGCAATTGTATGCGGTTGAACCGGGTATGACAGAACATGACGACAGTCCGGATGCCGATGAACAGGCGGTGAAGAAACTTGAAATATACACTGATCCCCCACAATCAGAGGATGAACCCGCGTCACGACCGTGGAAAGCGGGAAGATATAAACGTAAATACACTTGGTAACTATGAAGTACATCAACATGGATGATCTGACAACCATCATACAGAATCGGTTGCTGATCGAAAGTATAGAGAAAGAAGAAGAGATACTGGCAGGGATTGAAGACCTTGTCATAAGTGAAGTGTGCGCCTATATCGGTGGTCGTTACGACGTGGGGAAAATATTTGGTGATCCTCCGATCCGGACAGGGTTGTTGGTACGTGTGGTCGCATGTATCACAGCCTGTCGTGCTGTCAGCCGGAATGCAACCCGTAAAGTTCCGGATTCCTTGTCGGGCTTGAACGATTGGGCGGACGGCATACTTGTCAAACTGCGCGACGGGATCATGACCTTGCCACAGGATATTCCCCCGGTAACGGATGAAGACGGGAACGCGCAATATCCCATATTATACGGGCACACGCGCAATGGTGGATGGTTTCTTTAAATAGTTTTTAAATCGCTTTTAAAAGGTATGTTATGTACAAAAAATTAAGAGAAATATTCAACTGGTTTCAACAGAAGGCTATTCGTCGGATGAACCTGAAGAATGTACTCAATGAGTATTATTATCGAATGGACAGCAGTGGGTTGCCAACGTCAGGAACAATGTATAAAAGGCAGGCTGTTGTTTATCGGGAAAAGACCATTGACGACTGGATCATGTCAGTGACCGCAGCTACCGATCCGGATGATCCCAGGCGTGGTTTATTATACCGCTTTTTTCAGTCGTTATATAACGATGAACATTTGCAGACGACCATTGACAATCGCGTCTTACCTGTGCAACAGGCAAAATATAACCTTGTGGATGATAATGACAATGAAGATGAGGAAGCAAAAAAATTACTGGATCGTCCATGGTTTCACCAGCTTATCAGAATCTGTTTTCTGCATCAGTTACAGGGGGTATCACTTGCCGATCTTTCCCACCTTGATGATAATTTGGAAATTAGCCATGTCGAAGAAATTCCCATGTCAAATTACATTCCACAACAACAAATCATCATCAGGGAGGAATCAGACCAGACTGGATGGTCGTACAAAGACGGTGCGCTTGAACCGTACTATGTACAATTCGGGAATCCGTGGTCGCTGGGGATGCTCAACGAACTGGCGGTCATCATTCTTGCCAAGAAATTAGGATTGGGGGCATGGATGAATTATATCGAAAAATATGGTGTTCCGCCCGTCTTTGTTACTTCAGACAGAATGGATAAAAAGCGGATGGACGAATTATTCGAAATGATGACGGACTTCAGGAATAATTTCTTTGCTGTGCTGCAAGGAAACGAAACGGTCGAGTATGGGAAAGAAGCCGGGGGAAACACAACCAATGCTTTTTTACCGTTAGAGGAACGATGTGACAACCAGATCAGTAAACGTTTGCTGGGTCAGACGGGAACAACTGAAAACGGTGCGTGGGAAGGTACGGCAGAAGTACATGAACGTGTTGAAAAATCGCGGCACGAATATGATAAAATGTTGTTCCAGTTTTATTTCAATTACATTATCATTCCCAAACTGGTAAAGATCAGCCCGGTATACAAACCGCTTGAAAGGCTGAAACTGAAGTGGGACGACACGGAAAGTTTGTCTATCACGGAATACATCGAAGCAATCAACAAGCTGGCTTATACCTTTGAGTTTGACCATGAAGAAGTTGCTAAAAAAACAGGTTTGCCGATCATTGGTCAAAAGAAAAATCCCGGTGGTGAGCAGCAGGGAGGAACATTGCCGAATCAGCCCCAAACAGACCCTCAAAAAAAAAAGACCGAACCGGACGATGAAACGGTAACGTCGCCTGTCATGGAAGC